GGCTCTGGTGCCGAAGGAATAAGGACACGCACATGACCGATTTCATCAATGTTGCCGATGTTAATGCTCAGCTTGGTCCTGCCTGGGCGGGTACAGGTGATCCGGTCCTTGCTGTGACGATGGCAAACGCCTGGCTCACGGCCAAGATTAAGCGAGTCGTTCCCGATCCGACGCCCGTCGAGATCAAAACGGCTGGCGCTCAGGTCGCTAAAGAGGCGGCCGCAGGCAATCTGTACAAGGCCACGCAGAAGGAAGTTCAGAGCAAGACCGTTTCTGCTCAGTCTGGCACTTCGGTCAGCAAGACCTACGTCGCCGGCAGTTCGGATATGTCTCAGGGCGAGAACTTCGCTATCGCGCTTCTGGCGCCGTGGATCAAGCGGTCCGGCACTATCATGCTGAAAAGGATCTGATCATGGGCATGCGTGAAGAAATTCAGGCTGAACTGGCGGAGGCGTTCGACGATCCTGACGGCCTGGCTGACGCCGTACAGCAGTTCACTGGCGGCATAACCCTGCCGGGTAGCTGGGACCCTGTCAGCGAAATCAGCGGGCCACCGACCGTTATTGAATACAGCGGGCGCGGAATTTTCGGGAGCTACAAGGCCAACCTGATTGACGGTGAGAGCATCAAGGCATCAGACCAGCAACTAACCGCGCTCACAAACGAGGTGACAGGCGTTCCGCAGGCAGGGCACAAGATTAACGGGTATGACGTGCTCGCGGTGGGTACCGATCCGACAGCTGCCATCTATCAAATCCAACTGAGGCAAATCTGATGGCCGGATGGAGCACGCCCCCCACAGCATTCATCGCTCAGATTGAAGGCGATATGACCAAGCAGCTGAGAATCATCGCAATGGCGCTCCTGGGTGAGATCATCAGTCGCTCCCCGGTGGACACCGGAAGGTTTCGCGGGAACACAACGGTCACGATTGGCTCGCCAGTGTTCTCGAACAGCCAGACCCTGGACCCGACCGGAGCTGCCACGATCAGCAAGGGCGCTTCGGTTCTGGCTGGCCTCAAGCCTTTTTCGATCATTTACATCCAGAATAATTTGGTTTACGCCGAAAAATTAGAGAACGGCCATTCCAAGCAAGCCCCCAATGGAATTTTTGGGCTCGCCTTCGCTGGCGTGGCAGCGGCGTATGCATCATGACCTATGAGCAGATCCGCAGAGCTATCACGGCGCGCATGGTGGCCTTCACCGGGATTGAGCAGGAACGCATTTTCTATCCCAACGCTCAGTACCCGGCTCAGAACCAAGACGGCTCAGGCGTGTTCAAGCCGCCTGCCGACGGCCTATGGTGCCGCCTACACATCCAGCACGCCACCGCCTTCATGGCCGGCATGGCCGACCAGCCCTACACCCGAAAGCCCGGCATTATCGTCGTGCAGTGCTTTGCCCGGCTTCGCACCGGCATGCGCGGCCTGAATGAACTGGCCGACGCACTGGAAGCGCACTTTGCCTACTGGACTGAAGGCGACCTTGAGTGCATCGAGGCCAGCCAGGTCGACGCAGGCGAGTACGAAGGCTTCTATCAGATCAACGTGAATATCCGGTTCCGCGCCGGTTGAGAGGATTTATGCAGAGTCACAACTACGTGCCGGGCGTTTCCGGGTGGAAGGTTGATGGAAAAGGACGCCTGGAGCTGAACGACGGGAATCGTCGCGTGATTGCGAAGATGCTGATGGTGACCACGGCCGGTCCAGGCATGACCAATGATCAGGCCCAAGCGTCCATCACTGAAAGCCTTCGCGCGGAGGTTACTGCTGGTTGCAGCGAAGAGAAGTCCGATACGCCTTTTGCTGTTAAGGGTGATCAGGTCATTCTGACCCAGGCATTCATCGACGCTGGCAAGATTTCTCCGGTTTGGGGTGTGAGGACTTCCGTCAACGCTGCGGGCCAAACAGTGTTTGCAGGCATTGGCGCTGGCCTTTGCTGCATGTGCGAAGGTGGAGACACTAGCGCTCCGGGCGACAAGGAGGTGAAGGCCGAGGTGAAGGCCGACTTCGCGGGTGATGTATCGAAGAGCCTCGATAAACTCCGCGCCGTGATCAGTGAAACCCAAACGGGCAAAGCCCTGACCGCCAAGATCGACCAGATCCCATACCGCTCCGAAGTTCAGCTTTCTGACCGCATCAAGACCCTTGAAGCATGCGTCGTGCAGCTCAATTCAGAGCTTGGTCGTTTGGTTGTGGCTGTCAGCAGCTTGGTCAGTGGAAACACGAAACAGTAACAGCCAAGCAAGACCGCCAACCCCGCCTTGAGCGGGTTTTTTTATGCCCGCCGAAAGGAGACTCTCATGTCGTCAGGCGCCAAAGTAGTAAGCCACATCATCAAGGAGGTGACGCCCGGCGTTACCCCCACCGGCACCTGGGACACGCTGCGCCTGACCGGTAACGCGCTGACCCCGACCGTCAACACCGAAGTCAGTGACGAGATCACCGACACCCGCCTGAGCCAAGGCTCGGTGGCCACCAGCATTGATATCGGTGGCGATCTGTCGGCCGAGTTCTCGTTCGGTTCGTTTGACCAGCTTCTGGAAGCCGCTTTCTATGGCGTCTGGACTAACGACGTGCTGCGCGTGGGCGATACTCGCAACACCTTCAGCATCGCCAAGGGTTATAACGACATCGGCGTTTACGGCGTGTTCAAGGGCGCTCACGTGTCAACCTTCGCGCTGGAGATTCCAGAAGAAGGCAAGGTCACCGCCACATTCAACATGGCGTGCCTGGACTACACCGACAGCGAGACGCCGATTGTCGTCACACCGAACGCTCCGACCACCACGCCGTTCCTGTCGAACAACAGTGTCGGCACGATTCTGGTGAATGGCCAGTCGCTCGAAGACGTGGCCTGCGTCTCGGCCATGACCATCAACCTGGATAACAGTCTGCAGACTCAGCGCTGCCTGGGCTCCGATCGACTCGGCCCAGGCGCCCACATCGCCACCGAAGCGGCCATCACCGGCAGCATCACCCTGGCATGGTCCAAGCGCGCGTGGCAGATCTGGAAGAACACGTTCACCCGACTGCCGATCGCGGTCGAGTTCCCCATCACCGACTCGCTGGGCAACAAGTACACGTTCAACTTCCCGGCCGTGGAAGTGGATGGCGAACTGCCGAGCGGCGGCAAGCGCGACCTGATCCAGATCGAGCTGAACTACACCGTGGCCAAGCAGAGCCCGACCATCACCCGTGACGCTGCTGACCCAGCACCGTAAACCCTTTTGACCGCTCCGGTGATAACGCCTGCCGGGGCGGTCCTTTTATGGCGTGGCGTTGAGGTTGCATCATGGCTCTCAAGCTGAAGAACAAAGAAGTGGTAGACACTGCTGCGAAGTGGTTCGATTTCGACGCAGACACCAAAGTGCTCATCGCTCCAGTCGATAGCCCGGAATACCAGGTAGCCATTGAGCGCATGCAGCGACGCATCTGGCGCAATGACGCTGTGTTCGCCGAAGGCAGCGTGGGCGTGCTGGAGGGCGAGGTAAGCGAAAAGCGCAACCACTGCATGGTTCTCGCGAAATACATCGTCAAGGACTGGCAGGGCGCTCAGGATCATGACGGCAACGCGCTGCCTTACGACGAGGCGATTGGCGTGTCCATGCTCGAAAGCGACCTTGAATTCTTCCTGTTCGTGATCCGCTCTGCCGAGTCCTTTGCCAAGCAGGTTCAGGAAGAGCGCAAGGAAACGCTGGAAAAGCCGTCGCCCGCTTCCAGTGGGAAAGCGAGTGGGCAGGGCCGGAAGCCGCAAAGCGCAAGCTGATATTTGGTAAGTTCGGCATGGATGTGCCGGACGAGCCCCCGCAAGATCCAATCACGGCGTACCTGCTGAACACTTTCCGCAACGTATGCCGGGGGCGGCGCTACATCTCAGGCATGGGCGGCGTTTTCCCAATGCCGCTGTCTGCGCGCGAGATCACTGACTGGATCGAATCGCATCCGTCACCGATCCACCGTGAAGAGATAGACCTTGTTCTATTCGAGCTCGATCGCCTGTTCATGGATCAGGGCGACGAGGAAGAAGAGGATTAACGGTCGTTCGCCGTTGCGCCCGATGCTGGTAGATTGACGCCATTATCAGGGAGTAATGATTTTATGAAAAAATCTATAGCTGCGGCGTCTGTAATTACCTTGCTATTCAGTTTTAGTGCCAGCGCCAAGCCAGGACAAGCAGAGATGGAGGCTGCAGCTTTGATGGCATTCAATGCTGCAGAAATGTGCCATAACCAGCACGGTCTCTATCTCAGCGCAGCTGAAGCTCACCGAAACGGCCACACCGACCAGAAGATAAAAGACGTCAGCGGTGCCTCGCCAGGCTCAGCTGCTGAGGCGGCGATTAATCGTGCGCTTTCCGATGCAAATACAGGCAGCAACACTTCTGACCAAATGTATGACCAGTGCATGAAAAAGAGTAGGGATGAAGTTTACCGCTTGATAGAAGGCGGAAAGGCTGCCTGACCTAAAGAATCCATCACGACCCGCTACGGCGGGTTTTTTTACGCCCGGAGAAAAGTATGGCCCTCACTTCACGACTTGCCATTGAGGTCGATAGCCGCAGTGCTGAGCAGAAAGTGCAGGACCTTCGTCGCTCGCTTGAGGCTCTGAATAATGCTGGCGTCCGGACAAGGCCAGGCCACGGTGCTGCTCAACAAGCGCATTCGCAAAACGCTCGCGCCAGGTGCGGCAGTTGAATACATGAACCCCTACTCGGAAATGCGCATGACCTCAGACACATGGGCCATGACGCGCCGGCCAGTGGTCGCCAACGGCAGTTACTCATTCAGGGAGGCATTCTGATGCCATCAGCATTCCCTTTCAGCCAGAACGTGGTGGATATCATCGCCACGGGCAAATTCATGCCGGTGTACGCCGTGCAGCTCGACTTCGCAGACGGCATGGTTTTCGCCCACACCGGAACCGGCGAGCTGGTTGTCGACGGCATCACTTACGAGGGTGTGGGCAATTTCGGACAGGTCAGCCAGTCGCAGGAGAGCGACAACTCTGGCTCGCCCATGTCGGTGGATCTGACGTTGAGCGGTCTGGACTCCTACATCTTGTCCGAAACGAACGTGCGCGGCTGCCGGGGCCGAATGGCCAAGGTCATCTTCGTGGTGTTTGACGAGGCTGGCAACTACGCCGCCGACATCCTGTTTTCTGGGCGCATGGACGCCGCCAAGTTCTCGTTCGCGGGCAATGGCCAGGACGGCAACACCATCACCGTGCCGGTCATTGACCGCATGGCCGAGTGGAGCCGAACCGGCACCGAGCGCTGGACTGACGAAAACCACCGCGCCCGGCACCAGGGCGACCGCTTCTTCTACGCAATCGCGCAAATGTCCGAATGGCCCATCTACTGGGGGTCTGCCAAGGATGCGCCGACCTTCACCTACGGAAGTTAGATATGCGCCATAGAGACTGGACCACGCGTCTGAACGACGTGATCAAGGCTGCCCAAGGGCGGCCTTTTTCATGGGGCGAATTTGACTGCTGCCTATTCGCCGCCGACTGCTCGAATGCGGTATGTGGTGTCGATCCTGCCGAGCAATACCGAGGCTCCTACAAAACGGAAGCGGGCGCCAAGCGTGCGCTGAAGAGGCGTCACGGCAGCCTGGAAGCTGCATGGGACGCCTGTTTTGCAAGGGTTGCAGTCCCGTTCATCCAGCGAGGTGACGTCGTCATGTACGAAGCACCAGCAGGTCGCAGCATGGCCGTGTTCTGGGCTGGTGATTATTGGGCGACGACCGATGACGGCGTTGCTCGCGTTGTGTGCGAGCCGTTGTCAGCCTGGAGGGTTGAATAATGCCCAGTGGCGTTAAAAAGATTGCCCAGGTCGCCGTAGGCGCTGTGATTGGCTTCGTCCAAGGTGGCCCGGTGGGCGCTGCAATTGGAGCTGGCCTGGCCTTCTACGCTGCGTCCCAGCAGGAAAAGCTAAACACCAAATCCCCGTTGCGCGACAACGAGCCGTCCGCTCAGACGGTAAGGTCGTCGAAAGCGCCGATCCGGTTCGTCCTCGGTCGTGTATCCACCGGTGGCGTTCTGGTCTGGGCGCAGGAGCAGTCCGGCACCCTCACAGAGGGCGAGCAAATTCACCTTGTGTACGTGCTGTGTGAAGGCGCGATCGATGCCTTGGAGAACATCTACCTCGGAGAGGAAGAGATCGGCTCGTTCGGTGAGTTCGCCAGCTATGAGCTGATCGTCAACCCGACAGAAGTTAATGCATTCCTCAAGGCAAACTGCCAGGACTGGAAAGACAGCCAGATCGGGCGCGGCCTGTCGTACGTGCGCATCACTCTGAAGTACAGCGCCGAGAAGTTCCCGTCCGGCATCCCTGACACCCGCTTTGTGGTCCGTGGCCGGAATGACATTTACGACCCGCGCACCGGCAACAACATCTATACCGCCAACACCGCACTGCACATCCTCTGGTTCCTGCGTAACCGCTGCAACGTCCCAGACGACGAGATCATTTTCGAGACATTCGCCAGCGCAGCAAACGTCTGCGATGAAGCACTGACCAATGCCGACGGCTCGGTCAGCCAGCGCTATCGCACTTCTTGCGTGATTGGTGCTGACGAGCAACGTCCGGGCGTACTGCAGAAGCTGGAAGCGTCATGCGCCGGCAAGTTGATCCGCGTCGGCGGCCGCTGGATGCTCCAGGCAGGCGCCTACTACGGCCCGTATGACTTCGAGATCACCGAAGACATGATCATTGGCACCGTATCCGGCAGTACCGAGTCGACGAACGATTCCGCCATCAACACGGTGCGCGGCACGTTCATCGATCCTGAGCAGTCCTGGACCGAGACCGATTACCCAGAAGTCAGCGTTTCCGAATGGATTCTTGAGGACGGCGGCGAAGCTGCAGAGACGATGACGTTCTCGTATGTGACCGACGCGTATCAGCCGCAGCGCTTGGCGAATATCTCCCTGCGCCAGCGTCGGGCTGGCGGGACAATCAGCCTGCCGATGAATTTCTCGGGCTACAACTGCCGGCCTGGCCGCGTAGTGCGTGTGAACCTGCCGTCACTGAACGTCCTTGGCGAGTTCATCGTCTCCGACTGGTCTATGGGTGACAGTGAAGGATGCACGGTTCAGGTCAAGCAGTACGAGGCGGCAATCTTCGATGATGCCGTGGGCCAGCCTTACAACCCGCTGGGGTTCATCAACCTGCCAAGCGGCGGGCTTGGCTCGCCCACCGGGCTTGCATGGGCTCCTGGCGATGCTGCTGAGGTGGTGCAGGGCGTACTGTCGTGGGTTCCACCGCAGGGCATCGTCACCTCCTATGTGGTCACGATCCGCCAGGGCGGTGGTGTCGCGCAGTCACGCTCGGTGCCCGCGACGGCCAACACGCTTGCCATCAACGGATTGGCGTCAGGCACATACACAATGAGCGTGGCCGCCTTGGGCCCAATGGCCCGATCTGGCGAAGCAACTATCTCGGTGAGTATTCAGGGTCCGCCAATCCCGGAATCCTGCGTCGTGCAATCTTCGATCGACAGCATCGTGCTGATCCCGCAGAACCCGAACCATGGCCTGAACGGTGGCACCTACGAGTACTTCTTCAGCACCAACCCCAACGCTACATCGGGCACGGCGCAGTACCTGGGGCAGGGCCTGTCGTTCACTCACAACGATTTGGCGTTTTACACAAACTATTATTACTTCATCCGCTCGACCAACGCATATGGGAAGAGCGCCTTTCTTTATGTGCCTACGTCGACATCAAACGATGTGTCGGCCTATCTGTCTGCTCTGGCCGGCAAGATCAGCAAGACCGAGCTTGCGCAGAACCTGCTTTCAGAGATTGAGCTGATTAGTGGCGACGGTGACGGATCGGTTAATGAGCGCCTGGCTGAGCTCAAGGCCGAGATCGGAGAAATCACCGACGCGCTGGTCTATGTGCCGACTGACGCCTATGTCCGCGACAACACCGTGCGCGTGGGTGACAACCTCTGGACGGCCATTGCAGCGGTGCCTGCGGCTGCCAATGGATCGAACGGCCCGCCGAACCCGGCTTACTGGGTGAACACAGGCCAGTCCATTCGCGCCGCTAACGCCCAGGCTGATCAGGTTTCCAAAAACACAGCCAACATCGAGACGGTGAACGGCAGGACCACGGCGACCGCAAGTCAGCTCCAGGCAGTGCAGGCGCAGTACCGGGCCGACAGCGGGGAAGGCGATCTGCTCGATGCGCTCAGAGGTTGGGACAGCACGGCCAGCGCGGCACAGGAAGTGAAGATCAGGGCGGAAGAGGATTTCGCCCAGGCTCAGCGCACCACGACTCTGCAAGCGCGTGTCGGCACCAATGAGGCACGAATCACCACCGTCGAAACGACGACTGCCACGGACCGCGAGGCGACTGCCCAGCGGATTACGGCAATCGATTCTCGCGTAGGTACGAGCGAATCGAAGATCACGACGATTGAGTCAACCGCAAACACGGACCGGCAGGCCACCGCTCAACAGATACAGACGCTGACCTCGTCCGTCGGTAGCAATCAGGCCGCCATCCAGTCTGAAGCAACCACCAGAGCCAACGCAGACGGCGCGCTGTCCACGCGAGTGGATGGGGTTCAAACAACTGCTAATAACGCCAGTGCTGCGGTTCAGACCGTAAGCACAGCCCAGGCGAGCACTGACGGCAAGCTGACGGCGATGTATACCGTCAAATTGCAAGTCAACTCCAACGGCCAGTACGTCATGGCCGGGATAGGCGCAGGGATTGAGAATGTTGGCGGTGTGCTGCAAAGCCAGATCCTCATGTCGGCTGATCGGTTTGCGCTGGTGAACACGTTAGCGGGTGGTGCTATTTCGACGCCTTTCGTTGCACAGAACGGCCAGTTGTTCCTTGGTCCGACGTTCATCCAAGACGGCACGATCACCAACGCCAAGATTGGGAGTTACATCAGTTCGACCAATTACCTGGCCGGGCAGAGCGGTTGGATTCTGAGCAAAGACGGTACGTTCGAAATCAACTCACCACTTGCCGGGGGAGGCAGGCAGGTCATTAACGGTCAAGGCGGCAAGGTTTATGACGAGCGAGGCCAGTTGCGCTACCAGTGGGGGAATTTAGCCGCATGAGTTACGGAGCCAGAGTTTGGGACGAAAACGGGAATTTGGTCATGGATACGACCACGTACACTTATCAGGTGATTTGGCAGGGGGTAGTGGATTTCAGCGATACAACCGGATCAACAGCCAAGGTAATCACGCTGAGCATTCCGGGTTTCGACCCGGCCAATTGCGTTTTCATGATTATTCCCACCCGAGCCCAAGATATCCAGAACGCTGAATCCGACCCTCTCGGAAACATAAAGTCCTACCCGTACGTAACAACGGCAAAAGACCAAGTAGTCATCCGCTCAGCAAATCCATCAGCAAATCTCGGTAACACCAACCAGACACGGATTGTTGCCAAGGGTTACGCAGTGAGGTTTAAGGTATGAGCTTTGGCGTCATCAGCATCAATGAAAGCTCTTTCGTGCAGATTGATTCGGAAACGCCTAGGCTTTGCGTACTCACGAAGGGCACTTATTCAGGAACCACAAACGCAAACGTCACGTTTCCACGCGCGGTAACAAGTGCAGATCCTCCAATAGTGTTCATCAGGCCCGATCAAAACGGCATCGTCCAGGTGCCGATATCAGTATGGTTTACAGGTGGTCCGGGCAATTGGACAGGCTTCGCAATGAAAGCCTCAAACGTACAGAGTACGCTGAGCGGTCAATATTTTATTGCCGCATGGGCAGCCATGAGTACAGCCTCTTTTGGGATGCGTATTTGGGGAGCTGGCGGCGAGCTTGTATACGACAGCGGTGCACCTCCAGTTGTCGTAACGTTTGCTGCGGGTAACTGGACATACGTCGGGAGCGATCAGCTTAGCGTCGGTCGTCGGTATATATGGAGCATCGATAAATTGCTTGGGGCCGGCGAGTTTATATCAATAAATTCATTTGCTATGAGTTGTCACAACGGCGCAAGCGGTGGAGGCTGCGGAATAGCAGTCGATTACACCAATTCAAAAATAATGATGTATAGCCTCGCTACAACGGCATGGACAGATCAGGGCCACCGGCCATTCCTCTGCGCAAAACTAACCGCCTGAATCAAGGCATATAATTAGGAGAATTCAATGCCTTGGTATAAGACCGGGACGGTTTCCGTCACCCAAAATTCAAACGCCGTTATTGGCATTGGTACGGCATTCATTGCAAACAGCCGCGTCGGCGATGGCTTTCGTGGCCCGGATGGCGGCTGGTACGAGGTGACGAACATCGCCAGTGATACGGCCATGTCGATATCGCCAAACTATCAGGGTGCTACCAACGGCGCTGGCGGGTATGCGCTGGCTCCGCTGCAGGGCTACGTCAAGGAATCTGCCGACCGGCTGCGCGCTTTGGTTTTGCAGTACGGCGACAAGCTGGCGGCCCTCGGCACGACGGGCAACTACGATATCCTGCCTCTGAACAAGGGCGGGACTGGCGTTGCGGTTTCGAGCAATGCGGCGCTTCTCGTCGCACTAGGGGCGATGCCGTCCACGGGTGGTGCGTACGCGCCAAAATTCCAGAACGTTCAGGTTTCACAAGTTTCCGTTACGGCCACCCAGGGCGGTTACATGGGCTGGAACGAAGGTTACGTACCTGGCTTTAGCGGTGAGGTTGCATTCGTTTGCAACAAGGGTGGCGGTACTGGCGGATTCACATTCAGCACCGTAAACGCGAATAACACCGAGCGTACCGGTGTCGCCACGCTGACCTCTGCGGGGGTTTTTAACGCTTCCGGGCTTCAGTTGGCTGGTCGCAATGTTGTGGAGGCTGGAAGCAACACCAATGGTAACTTTGTAAGGTTTGGAGATGGCACCCAGATCTGCTGGAATCGTGCTTATGCTTTTGGTCCTTCCGGTGCAGGGATTACCGCTACAGCATTCTGGACGCCGCCAATGCCATTTGTTGGCAACGCAGCAGAAATAAGCGTAACCCTACAATTCGCAGAATCAAGCGACAATTTCACGTGCTCAAGAATCAGCGGATATATGGTTGCAGGCAGTGAAACCCGCGCAACTATTACCGCAAACTTCAGTGTTTCACAAGTTTACAGGCTTGGCCTGATGGCTATAGGAAGGTGGTTCTAATGAAGATCAATCTCACGCCGCAGCGCAGAGACGATACGCTCGAAGCCTACAAATACGGAAGTACAGTAATTGTCAACGGCGAGTCATTTGATTTCTCGGCAATGCTTGAAGGCTCTACTCTACCAAGATCGGCAATATCCTCAATCTGGCTGGAGGGCGACGTCGAGTTGAATGACGGAGAGCTAGAGATAACACTATTGATTCCGCTTCCGCAGAATTATAGCCAAGAGCAGGCTTTCCCCGTCCCACTATTGAATGTTCCGGATGGCCTGATCCAACTACCGCAGCCGTTGCCTATTTCCACAATGCGACTGACTGAAGAAGCCACTAAAGATCAGGAGCAGGCCAATGAGTAATATCGACTGGTCGCGGCTGATAACCAAGGAAATGAAGCAGGAACAAGCCGCGAAACAGAGGCTTGCCGATGTAGTCACGGAAATTGCCAGGCTTCGAAAGATCGCCGACTACACCATCGCGCCATTGCAAGATGCGGTCGATATCGACGACGCAACTGCAGATGAGGTCGCGTCACTGAAAGCATGGAAGCAGTTCCGGGTTGCTCTGAACAGAATACCCGCCCAGCCCGGCTACTACGAAGTCATCGACTGGCCGGTAATGCCGACCTGAAGCCTGATAAATAAAGCGGCCCGCCATCGAGCGGGTATTTTTTTGCCTGGAGAAACCCGAATGCCCATCACCGCAGAGCAGTTGCTGAAGATCCTCCCGAACGCCGGCCAGAGAGCCGGCGTTTTTGTTCCAGCCCTGAACACCGCCATGGGCAAATACCAGATCATCACCCGAGAGCGCATCACTGCGTTCCTCGCCCAGATCGGTCATGAGTCTGGCCAGTTGCGTTACGTCCGCGAGATTTGGGGGCCTACGTCTCAGCAGCTGGGTTATGAAGGCCGCAAGGACCTCGGCAATACCGTGGCGGGTGATGGTTCGAAGTACCGCGGGCGCGGCCTGATCCAGATCACCGGCCGGGCCAACTATGCCGAATGCGGCGAGGCGCTGGGCCTGGATCTGATCAACCATCCCGAATTGCTCGAGCTGGCGCAGTACGCCGCGATGTCTGCGGCGTGGTTCTGGCACCGGGCAGCGCTGAATGCGTTGGCCGACAAAGGCGACTTTCTGACCATCACCAAGCGCATCAACGGCGGCACGAACGGTCTCGCCGATCGGCAGGCGTTGTACGCCCGAGCGCTTGAGGTGTTGGCATGATCGGCCCCTTTGCGTACGGCTGGAAGGTACTGGCAATAGTCGCCGTGCTGATCAGTTGCTGGGTGTGGGGATTCAACCACGGCTCCAACAAGGTCGAGGCGGACTGGCAGCAGAAGTGGGACAGGGAATTGAAAACCCAATCGCAGGCCGTAGCCAGCACCACTACCGAATACCGAACCGAAGAGCAACGCCGCCAGAAAGCGGCCAACCAGGTGGCAAATGATGCGAGACAAGAACAGGCCGTTGCGATTGCTGATGCTGTTGTCGCTGACGCTTCTGGCGACCGGCTGCGCAGTGAAGCAGGAAAGCTGGCAGCCTCAGCCAGTTGCGTGCCCAGCGATCCCGGAATTGCCGATCGAGGCAAGAATGCCGCCCGTGCCGCAATGGTGCTCTCCGACTTGCTCAGCCGGGCTGACTCGCGAGCGGGAGAGCTGGCGCGCCACGCTGACCGACTCACAGTAGCGCTACAGGCCTGCAATGCTTCTTATATAGGTGTCACTGGCTCAGCCCATTGATTGGGCCTTACCGCCCCATCGCTCAGGGCTGATACCGGCTTCGCGCATTACGGCCCGGTGCTGGTCGATCACATACTTCTGAGTGTTGATCTCCCCCCACGAATCGGCAGCACTTCGCAGAAGGTCGGACACCCGGCTTTCTGTCTCGCGCAGCTTGAGTGCGAGCCTGTCGCGCTCGACTGATACGGTGTTGTGCATATCGATGACCTTGGCTAGATGGCTTCTGTACCTGGCCGCTGGCGTGGCTCAGAACTCAACGGTCAAGGTGTCCCAGTTTGGCATCCGCAAGGCGTGATTTGATCGTGGGGGAATTCTGGGGGAATAGATCCCCCGAATGATGTGGAATCCTGTTGTGTCATGTGGCGCTAAAGTGCCCAATTTCGCTGGGGTATACTGGTTTTTGATTTGTAAAGATTAACGTAGAAAACGGATTCGAAATCCGTTGTACCTTCACCGGTACCTAGGGTTCGAATCCCTATGGAAACTCTGAAAAAGGTTTCCTGATTTGGCAAAATACCCCAACACCTTTCACCGAGCTTCCCTGATGAAACAGATGACCTTCGCCGATGCCGAGTACGCGGGTAAACGTAAGCATACCCGCCGCG